AGCCCCGGCTTCCTTCACCGCTTCCGCCCGTATGAGGGCTATCGCAAGATCATCCACTTCCAGAACGGCGGGAGAGGGATCAAGGTCTACGCGGCCGACGCCAGCACCGGCGATGGCGTGATTCCGACGCTCGCGCTGTGCGACGAGCTGCACCGGTGGCCCGATCTGCGTCTCTACCGCCTCTGGAAGGGCAAATTGCAGAAACGCGGAGGCCAGATCGTCGGAATCAGCACCGCTGGCGAGCCCGGAGGCGAATTCGAGGAGCAGCGAGACCAAATCCGCACTCTGTGCGGCATTCGGCGCAACCACGGAGCCCATATTCGCGTCGAGGGCCCGAATATCGTGATGAACGAGTGGCAAGTGCGCGATACGACGCTGATTGCCGACATGGAGGCCGTCAAAGAGGCCAATCCGCTGTCCTCCATCACGCTCCAGAGCCTCTCGGAGGATTTCAACAGCCCCACGACCGACTTGGGCGACTGGAAGCGCCTCAAGTGCAACATTCCAGCCCGATCGAGCCTCACGGCGATCACCGAGGCCGAGTGGGATGCCGCCGAGGTCGACGATGACCTCCAAGAGGGCGATTACATCGACCTGGCGCTCGATATCGCCTGGAAGCACGACACCACTGCGATGGTTCCCATGCTGGTCACCGACGAGTACCGGCTACTGGGCACACCGACCATCCTGACCCCTCCTCGAGACGGTTCGATGCTCGATTCTGGTGAGCTCAAGGCCGCTCTGGAGGCCTATCTGGACATGTGCATCGTCAACACGGTCGTGATGGACATGCACCAGGGAGCAGACATCGCAGCGTGGTTGGAGCAGGAAAAGGGCGTCACGGTGATCGCCTGGGCTCAGGGAAACGCTCAAGCGGCCGAGGACTACGAGGAGTTCATGAAGGCTCTGCGGTCCACTACACCGGGCGAATGCCTGCGCCACAACGGTGACCCGACGCTGCGCAAGCACGTCATGAACGCGATTGCTCGCAGCCTGCCGGCCGACAAGCGCCGCTTCGACAGACCCTCCTCCGGGCGTGCCAAACGCAAGCAGGAGACCCGCGTTATCGACGCCCTGATGGCTGCTTCCTGGGTGAATTCGTTCATCGCCAACCCACCCGAGGAAGAAAACAGCTGGTTCGGTGCGGTCGAGGACTACCGCATTCGCGACCTGCTCGATTAGGATCTGCGCATGCTCACGCAGGAGCAATTCGAAGCTCACTGCCGCGATCTCGAGCAACGGCGCGCCCGCAAGGCCGACATTGGCTCTGTCTGGCCTACTCCTGACGACACCGCACATGACGTCGTACCCGTAGAGATTGCCCCCGGCCGGGGCGACCTGCGCGTCATGTCGGGGTTCTATCCATCGTTCCCGACCGCCCTGTCACTCGTTGGCAGGCGGACGGTTTCGTTTGCCCGCCTCTACATGAGCCAGCCCTGGGTGGCGGCCGCTGTCGACTGGATGATTCGAAAAGCGGTCCGGGTGCCGTTCCGGGTCTACCGCCGCGACGGCGATGAGTATGGCAACCGCACGCTGCTCAAGCCCAAGGACCATCCGCTGGCCAAAGCGGTCTACTCCCCCTGGGAGCGCGGCTCAACGGTCGACCTGCTCCAGGCGATGTTCGCTCCGGTGCTCGTGCACGGCAACTCGACCACCAAGATTCTCTCCGGAGCCGGTGAATCGATTCAATTTGAGCCCAAGGACTTTCGATTCTGCCGTCCGATCATGCCCTTCAGGGACCGAATCGCAGGTTTCACGTTTGACTACGACCAGGCCCAGTTCTTGGACGAGGTGCCGATCGACAAGGTCCTGCACTGCCGCTGGTGGTCGCCTACGGGCCCGATCGGGTGCTCTCCGCTGCAGCAGCTGGGCGTAACCATCCAGATCGAGGACGCCGCCCAGCGCTTCCAGCGCGCGATGTTCCACAACGGTGCCCGCCCGCCCTCGGCGGTGACGATGACCGACGAGTTCCTGGGCCTCAAGCAAGCCGAGCGCGAACAGATCATCGCCCAGGTTCGCAGAGACCTGCGCGAGCTCTACGCGGGTCCCGAGAACGCCGGCAAGCCCGCGCTGCTGGCCCCGGGCCTGGATTGGAAGCCCGTAGGCCAGACCACGGTCGAGGCCGAGCTCATCGAGCAGCGAAAGGTCGGCCGGGAAGAGATCTCAGCCGTCTACCAGATCCCGCCCCCGCTGCTGGGCATCCTGGACCGGGCCACCTACTCCAACATCCAGACTCAGCGCGACATGACCTACACCGACGTGCTGGGTCCGCCGCTGGTGATGCTCGAGCAGACCTTCAACGCTCAGGTCAGCCGCGACCTGCTCGGAGAACCCGACGTCGTGGGCGAGTTTGACTTCGGCGCAGTGCTCCGGGGCGACCCACTGCAGGAGATCGAGGCTCTGCGCAACGCGATCGGCTCTGCGCTGATGACGCCCAACGAGGGCCGCGTCGTGCTCAAGCTGCCGACCTCCGACAACCCCTCCATGGACGAGTGGTACCTGCCGACCAACAACCTCAGCCCGGTCGGCACCCCGCCTGCGCCCAGGGTCGTGTTCGGCCATCCCGGCGGCGGCCTCTCGCCAGCCGACCAGGAAGACGTCCAAGAGCCAGGCCAGCAGCCGCCCCAGAGCCCGCCTCAGCGCGGCAAGGCGCTGCACGTGAAATCTCGGTCCGCCGACTGGACTGAGATCGTTTCGTCCTAGATGCACGGCTCAGTCATGGAGTTCCTTCGCGTGGAGATCGCGGCGCTGGGCATATCCGAGCGTTCGGTGCTCGATGTCGGCGCCCTGAACGTCAACGGCTCTGGCCGTAGGTTCTTCAGCGGCCCCTACTGGGGGGTCGACATGCAGCCCGGCCCCGGTGTCGACGAGGTCGTCAACGCTCACGACCTCCAGGACTCCGAGAACCTCGGTCCCTTCGAGGTCATCGTCTGCACCGAGATGCTCGAGCACGACGACGCCCCGTGGCTCTCGCTGACCGAGATGCGGGCCGTGTGCGCAGACGGCTATCTGCTGCTCACCTGCCGGGGCTACGACCACCGTGGCTGCTTCCCGGTCCATGAATACCCTCGCGACCTCTGGCGCTTCTCAGTGGCCGGCGTCGAAGCATTGCTACGCCATACGGGATGGCTGCCGATGGGCGTACGCCTCGACCCCGAGGCCCCGGGCGTGTTCGCGGTGGCTCGATGCGACTAGTCGCTACCGCAGCTCCGGACTCCAGCGGCCACTACCGCATTCGGCAGCCGATTGAGGCGCTGCGGGCCAAGGGCAGCACCGACTACGAGGCGATAGCCCACCTCCCGATTGCCTTCGCCCTCACGGGGCCCAAGGACGTGCATCTGCCCCCCGACGTGGAGGTGGTGGTGCTTCAGCGCCCGATGATGTACTTCATGCCGGCGGTCATTGACGTACTACACGCCAAGGGCATCAAAGTTGCGGTTGACCTCGACGACGACTTCCACACCGCGCACGCCAACAACAAGGCCTTCCAGCTCAACCACCCCAAGCGCAACCAGCTGCAGAACTGGAATCACCTGGGCGAATGCGTCAAGCGAGCCGACCTCGTCACGGTCTCGACCGACGCCCTGGCCAAACGCTATGGCTCCCACGGCCGCGTAGCGGTAATCCGCAACGCGGTGGATGACGACTGGCTCAAGCTCCCGCATCGAGGGGACGGCTGCACGCTGGGCTGGGCGGGCACGGTGGTCAACCATCCCGTCGACCTGCAAGCTACGCGCGGTGGCGTGGCGATGGCTCTGGACGACCACCCCAGCTGGAAGTTCTTCTGCATCGGAGGCGCCAAGTACTCAAATCTGGTGCAGAAGGGCCTCGAGCTCAAGGAGGAGCCGCTCTCCACCGAATGGCGCCCACTCGAGCTGCACCCGATGCTCGTCTCGGCGATCGACGTAGGCATCGTGCCCCTGCACGAGAGCGTCTTCAACGCCGCCAAGAGCTGGCTCAAAGGCCTCGAGTACTCCGCGCTGGGTATCCCCTTCGTGGCCTCTGACCTGCCCGAATACAAGCTGCTCAAGAGCCGCTTCGAGCTCGGAGTGCTCGCCGAGTCACGTGCTCGTACGTGGCACCGCAGGCTCAACGTGATCATGGACGACGACCACCTCAAGAGCCCGTATGAGGCATGGGCGCGCTCGATCGTGCGCCAATACCTGACGATCTCTGTGAATGCCTGGCGTTGGCAGGAGGCGTGGGAGACGTTACGATGTCGCCCAGCTCGCGATGCCCGCCATTCCCTACTCTGACGGGGCCAACGTACCTGACGCCGACCGCAGCGGGGTGAAGTCGCACTTGCAAATGGACGCGAAGTTCTACACGAGCTCGAAGTCGCATGAGCTCACAGTCGAGGATGAGTACATCGACACGGCCATCCTCGCTTCGGTGCTCGAGGTCAAGGGCCGGGTGTTGGCGATCGTCGAGGAGCTCGTGATCGGGCTCAGCCACTTGCACGGGCGCCCCATTACCGCTACGCGGACACTTGAGCCCACGGCCAAGACGCCCAACGGCAGGGTCAAGGGCGCCGACGACACTCACGTAGCTGTCATCCCCCTCAAAGGGGTGCTGCGCCCCGGGCCTTCGCTACTCGGCCTACTCTTCGGAGGCGGTGGCGGAGGCCTGGCGGCTTTTCGATCCGGCATGCGCGAGGCCGCCGCAGACCCCAAGGTCTCCGCCATCGTTATGGACGTGGATTCGCCAGGCGGCTTCGTCGACCTGATCCCGGAGACTGCAGCGGAGATCAGGTCCATTCGTGCGGAGAAGCCTGTAGTGGCGGTGGCCAACACGACGGCGGGTTCGGCGGCTTACTGGCTCGCTTCCCAGGCATCCCAAGTGGTCGCCTCGCCGTCGTCTGAGGTTGGCTCGATTGGCGTCTACCAGATCCACGAGAACATCTCCGATGCGCTGGCTCAACAGGGCATCGAGGTCACGATCATCAAGGCTGGCAAGTACAAGGTCGAGGGACATCCGTTCGCTCCCCTGGACTCCGAGGCCACCGACGCCATGCAGGCAGACGTCGATGGGTATTACGACATGTTCACTGCTGACGTTGCGAAGGGTCGCGGCGTTGATCAGACCGATGTACGAAGTGGCTATGGCGAGGGTCGTATGTTGCTCGCCCAGCGAGCCGTCAAAGCAGGTTTGGCGGATCGGGTCGACACGCTTGGCAACACCGTCAAGCGGCTGGCCCACCCCGGTGCGCGCGCTGCTCTGCAGCACGCCGATGCAGAGGCACTGCAGACCGATCCACCTGAGGCTCTCGAGCCTCCCTCCGACGTGATTGTGGACGTTCCACGTAGGCTCACATCAGAGGAACGGGACCGCGTGCTCTCTGCGTTGGCGGGCTAGCGGGCAACTACACGCACCGAGGAGGTTCAGCCAACGATGAGTGCCACAGCTGACCGGTCGCTGAACGAGCGACTCAAGGCGATCGAGAACGACCTGCGGGCCCAGCGGGCAGCGCGGGCGGAAGCGATCAACGAGCGCAATGCCGCTCGGGACAGCTTTGCCAAGAAGGACCAGCTCCAAGAGAACACCCACATCACCGAGGACCCCGACTTCAAGGCAGCCGAAGAGGCCGTCAAGCGGGTGGGCGAGATCGAGGACGAGATCGCCAGCCTCGAGCAGGGCCAGACCGGGATCCTGCGCATGCTGGGTCGCGATTCATCCAATGGCCACATCCAGCGTGACAACGGCGAGGGTGTTCCCACGGGTGGCTGGAATGGCCACGCACTGCTGGCCCAGGCTGAGGAGTTCCGCAGTGCTCTGGACAGTGGAGTGTTCTACTCAGAGAACCGTTTCGGCACGGTCAACATCGGCCAGATCTGTTCTCGCGAAGAGGCCGCTGGCTTCCTCTCGGGGCGCATGCAGGCGGCTGCACTCCCGACGGCACCTGCGGGCATCGTGGGTACCGACCAGGGTGCGATCGCTCCGGACGTGCGGGGCATCATCTCGCCGTTCCTGCTCCCGCTGACCCTGCTGGACATCATCCCGACCGGGACGACTGACTCCAACATCATCCAGTACGTCCAGGTTTCGGCTCTGCCCGGGTACGCCGCAGAAACCGCCGAACTCGCCCAGAAGCCCCAAGAAGGCATCACCCTGGTGGACGCCACCGCTCCGGTGCGCACGATCGCGGGCTACATCAAGATGGCCCGTCAGGCGATGGACGACATTCCGGCCCTGGCCTCGATGATCAACTCCCTGCTCCCCTACGACGTGCGCCGGCGCATGATGGTCCAGATGCTCGCGGGCGATGGCACCGGCCAGAACCTCACCGGCATCCTGAACACGTCGGGTATCGGTGCTCCGGCCTCCAGTGCCGGCCAGAACGTGGCCGATGGGATCCTCTCCGCGTTGACCACAGTGGTCCTCTCGGATGCGGACCCCAACTTCGTGGCCATGAACCCGCTGACCGCTCAGAAGCTCCTGGGCCTCAAGGCGACCAACACCGGCGACAGCACGGGCACCGTGGGTGACTTCGAGTACGTCTATGGCTCACCCTCGACCTCGGGGATTACGACCATCTGGGGTCTGCGGATCACGGCTAACCGGGCTGTGCCTCAGGCCACCCCGGTGGTCGGGGACGCGATGGGAGCAACGCTCCTGGTGCGTCAGGGCGTCAACGTCAAGACCTCTGACTCTGACCAGGACGACTTCGTCAAGAACCGGGTCACGATCCTGGCCGAGGCCCGGGTCGCCTTCCCGGTGTGGCGTCCGTCGGCATTTGCGAAGGCCCCGCTGGGCTAAGGAGGCAACGAACATGGCACGTAGAGCAACCAAAGACACGATCGCGTTCGAACCCGTTGGGGTTGTCCCCGGCGACGACACGGTCGTGCGGCGAGAGGTCAAGGCGGGGTGGGATATCCCCGACCACTACCAGCTCGAGAACGACGGCGATGCCGAGGAGTACGACGGTGGTATGACCGCCGGTCTCGGTGCCGCACCGCCGGCTTACAAGCACCAGCTCGACGATGACGGCAAGCTCCGTGAAGAGCACGCCGAGAAGCTCGGGCACGAGGACGAGGACGGCAACCCGGTGATCCGCCGTACTTCGGCTCGCAGTGCTTCGACTGGTTCGGGCCGGGGACGCAAGCCCTCGAGCTCGGAGGCCAAGCCCGAGAGCAAGAACCCGTCGTAAACCATTGGTTCGTGGCCACCGGGTGATCTGGCATGGCGTCTGCGCTAGTCCTGACCCCGGTGGCCACAGACAACTTTCTGCGAGCCAACGGCACGATCGCTGGCTCTAACAACTGGCTGGCGACCTCGGATGGGTCGATGGCGATCTCATCCAACGAGGCCATCGGCACCACTGCGGCCATCAGGGGCGACTTCCGTACCTCGGAGACCTACAACTCCGACCAGTACTCCCAGATCGTCATTGGCTCGGTCAACAACATTGCAGGCTCGTTCGTAGGCCCAGCGGTTCGCTGCCAATCCGATACCTCGAGCTGCTACGTGGCGGTCTTCTTCGCCGATGGAACGCCGCCGCACATCAACCTCTACAAGCGCACTGCGCCCGGTGCGTTCACGCTGCTGGCCGACCACAAGATGCCCATCGGCACGATCAGCGCCGGAGACACCCTGACGCTCATCGCCGAGGGCTCCCAGCTCACAATTCAGGTCAACGGCGTTGGCGCGTTCACGCTGATTGATACGAGCATCCCCAGCGGCGGCACGCCTGGCATCACGAGCTTCCACGCGATCACGCTGGACAACTGGGTCGGCGGCAATGCATCGACCCCTGCGCTACCTGCAGCTGCGGCCACGGACGGCTTCGTTCGTGCCAACGGGGGCATGTCCAGCGGTCAGTCGGTGTGGGCGATCATGACCGGCTACCCGGCCGTCGATATCCCGATCGTGAGCAACGAGCTCAACGTGACCACCGGCAGCCACGCCGCCGACGCACGTACGGATGCCTTCCCCGCCGACCAGTGGTCTTCGGTTATCCGAGGGTCGGTTGACGTGAACGCCACGGGCTTCGTGGGGCTCGTGCTGCGCGTCAATGCCGGTCTGAACAGCGGCTATCTGGGGTGCTACTTCGGCCACGCCGAGAACATCAGCAACGCCAGCAACGCGAACTCGAGCTACCGCATCTATCGCTTGGATACGGGGACCTCCACGCTGCTGGCAGCGTGCGGCTCAAAGGCCGACAACGGTGCGACGTTCAACCCGGCCGGGACGAAGTACACGTTCGTCGTCGAGGGCACCAGGCTGTCGTTCCGGGTCAACGACAAGGAAGTCTTGGCCACTACCGACACCACCTACACCACGGGCGAGCCGGGCATCATGAACTTCCCGACTGCGACGGCCGACAACTGGAGCGGTGGGGCCGTTGCGGCCGGCACCACGCCAGCGGCGATCACGGCTACGGCGTTCGCGACTGCACAGGCCTCGGGGCTGGTCAGGGGCGGTGGATTCCCCAACGCGGTGAACACCCAGCAGATCGGGATCGGAGGGGCCAGCCCCACCTACTCCCCTGCGACCGTGGCCGGCGATGAGTTCCGCCCCGATGCCCGCACGCTCGTGCACGTCAAGAACGGTTCTGGTGCCTCGATCACGGTCACGATCCCGGCCTATGGCTCTGGTCCTGGCGGCAACCCAGTGGCCAACCGGACGGTCAGCGTTCCTGCTGGCGGCGAGCGAGTCATCGGACCCTTCGATCCCTCTGGCTTCTCGGCTCCCGACGGATTGGCCATGCTTCTTTACTCTGCCGTGACGTCGGTTACCGTGGCGGTGCTGAAGATATGACCGTCGCAGCAGGCACCCAGTTCACGGCCTACCTTGCCGATCCGGGAGGAGACACGGTGGGGGTCGGCGCGCGCATCGAGGTCCCGGTTACGCGAGCGATTGTGTCCTCGTTCGTGTCCGGAACGCTGAGCGGAGCAATGTGGAGCGCAGTTCTCGATGCCCCTGGGACGCCCGGTGAGTACCTGATCGTCTGGATGACGACCCAGCCCACCGACCCCCCTCCGTTCCCGATCTTCGTGCCCGTGACCGCCACCATGGGGCCGGCAGCGCCCACGGTCGGCGGCGAGCCCGACTATCCCAAGGTCCAGCCCTCTGACGTCTACCCCACGCTCGAAGAGGTGGCGATTCTCGAGCGCACCCGCACCCGGGGAGACGACGGGACCTTCTACGACACCTTCAATGGCCAGACGTGGCCCACCGACACCGACGTGGGCGCCGTCATCGACACGGCGGTCAACCTGACCCTGGCTCAGCTGCGCGAGGACTTCAACCCGCTCTTCTACGAGCAGGTCAAGGACATGTGCGCCCTGCAGACGGCGATCCTGATCGAGACCTCGTTCTTCCGCAATCAGGAGTACGCCGAGCGGGTCTCCTCCTGGCGGATTCTGCTGATGCAGGGCATGGAGGGAATCAAGCACTCGATCGAGGTCGACCGAGCTCAAGCCGTCGTATTCGCCGGGATGGAGCCACGCCAGCCCGACTGGGACACCGACCCGTGGCTGTGGTCGATGTAGATGGCCAAGACCGTTATCGGCGCTGGTGGGACCCGGGCCTACGTCAACTGGTTCGGTGGGCGCATCCTCACCGAGCTCGAGCTGGCGACGGTCAATACGGTGCGCGCGGCTACGCGAGCGGCCGCTAACCACGCCCGAGCCAACCACCCGTGGCAGAACCAGACCGGAGAGCTCGAGGACAGCATCTTCGCGGCCGAGCCCGAGATCAAGGGCGACCACGTGTTCGCGATCTGGGGAGCTCACTACCCGGCCCTGTATCTCGAGTACGGGACGGTGAAGATGCCGCCCTACCCATTCCTGCGTCCTGCGGCCGATGCCGCCTACAGGCTCATCAACTTCGCCGGGGCAATCCGCCACGAGATGAGTGGCTCGACCGACCTAGGTTCGATCTTTCTGGAGTAGTGATGCCCGACCGCCTCTCCGCCATCCTGAACTTCCTCCAGGCCGACACCGATCTCGCCCAGATCGTCAAGGGCCGCATCTATGACGAGGAGCTGCCCGACAACATCGTCTCGCGGATGCCGATGCCGGTGGTCCTGCTGCTGACGGCGGGCGGCGGCGGCAACATCGGTGCTCCGACCAATGACTTCTCCGATCAGCGCGTGGACGTGCGCTGCTATGCCTGGAAGACGCTCGAGTCCTGCCGGGCGCTCGAGCGCATGACCTACGACCTTCTCCGCAACCTCACCCGCGTCGTCGTCGGAGACACGCTGCTGCACTGGTGCGTCTCGGCCGGCGGTCCCATCCCAGTGCGTTCCCAGACGATCACATGGCCCGGTGGCGTGATCGATCAGTCGACGCACTGGCCCTACATACAACGGTCCTGGCAAGTGCTGGCGGCCGATATCCCAGTTCCGGTCTAAGGAGGAGGTTTGGCAGCAATAAGCACACAGCAGATTGGCATCGGGGGCATCACGCCCACCTATGCCGCAGCCACGGGTGGTGGCGATACGTTCAGCCCCGAGGGCCGTACGTTCCTGCACGTCAAGAACGGTGGAGGCTCGCCGATCACCGTGACGATCACGGCCGTGGGCTCCGGTCCCGGTGGCAACCCGGTGTCTAACCGGGTGGTCTCGGTGACCAACGCTCAAGAGCGGATGATCGGGCCGTTTGATCCCGCTGGCTTCGCCGACGCCAACGGCAATGGCGCGATCGCCTACTCGGCGGTCACGTCCGTGACGATCGCAGC